TTGCCCCATTAAATTTCGAACTCCCTTTCCAGTTTCCCCAAAAAAGTTGCGCACAAGGTACTTGACAATTGACCGCACCTGTGCTATAATAAAGGTACAAAGAAAGGAAAGGAGAAATCAATATGAAACCTAGAAAAGCATTTTACATGGAGAACCTTGAAACCATAAAGGAATTAGAGGATAGGGTTTACGATTTAACTGTCAAAATGGAAAAAGAGTGTGGGCACCAGCCTGTTGAGGAAAAACTTAATCTTGCATGGTATGCGTTATATGAAACGTGGAAAGATAACATACAATAAGGGGGGGTATCATTATGAATAAAAGAGAACAAGCTTTAATCAACGAGGCAGTAATTTCAATGGTAAACAAGTGTGATGCAGAAGTAAACCTAAATGCTTTGCATCATGGTAAACGCTTGCGCACTTGTAATGCATACGTCTATGAAACGCCTAGCTTCTACGTGTTGGAAAGTTTCAATACAGTAGTAGCGATTATCGAGAAAAGTACAGACACCTGTTATGACTTTCTTAGGGCAGTATACGGATACACAAATACGTCAGCACAACATATTTACAAGTTTAGTCAAGACTATGGGCGTGGCGCACGGGGTTGTAAGGAACGTGTAACTTATCGTGAAGTATAAGGGGGGTGTTTATATGAGTATATTTATAACTTTTTTGGAATGGTGATTACGTACAGTTTGATGAATGTGATTCTATTGACTATACGTTAGGGTTAGTTAGAATATTTGAAAATAATGAGTCCTATTATGAAGAGGGTGGCATTAAAGAAATAATCTTTGTTAACGATTACACAAGGTCATATGCCATAGAGTTGGGATATGAGTCATAAATAACTAGGGTGCGTGGTTGGCACGGTTACAGTTTCAACACTGTACACCCTTTAGCACCAGTCAGGTGTAGAAACCAAACAACACTACAATAGAAAGAAGAGGTATTACTATGGCAAGAGAAAAAATGGTAACAAGGACAGTAACCCAGACAACGTCAGAAGTTATGACGATTGACGTCACAACGGCAGAAGTACAGATTCGTGAGTACACTATTGGTGGTACATATGACACCAATGAAATTTTACTCAAAAAACTTCAGAAGCTTTTCCAGACTGATACGTTCAAACTTGTAAACATCAACTCCACTACAGTCGAAGATTTACTTCTTGGAATGACAGAAGAGGACTTCATTAGATACGCTACAGTTCTTCCGCCTAGAAGTGCTAAAAAAGAAAGTGAGGAGAGTTAGCATGAAAAAGTCAAACACTGTGCGTATAATGGTAGAATTTAAAGATTCTGATTCAGAGCGTTTTGTAACACACTCATTTTCGCTTGATTCTGGTATACTGACAATCAAACAAGATACTGTCAAGCGTACATTACGATTAGACCACATCAAGACAATTTACATATTCTAAGAACACATAAAGTTAGTCAAAACTAACAAGGGTGCGTGGTTGGCACGATTACAGTTTCAACACTGTACACCCTTTAGCACCAACAAGGTGCGGAAACTAATCAAAATAAAACCAGAAAGAAAGAGGGAACAAAAATGAGTAAACACTATGTAAAGTTAGTAAAGGAAATGATTAAAGAGGATATCAAGGATGATGTATCCGTAACAGTGGTAAACGGTACTCTTGTTGTAGATATCTATGTAAATCACTGTTTATGTTGGCACACAGCTATACCACGTATAGAATTGCGAGCTAGTTCATATATGACAGCGAAAATCGTGGCAGATACCGTCAAAAATCAATATAAGCAGTTCATTTTGGACAAGTATTTTGTTCGGAAAAAAATTTAAATAAATACTTGACAATCGCTTCGGTATATGCTATTATATAATTGTAGCAAGGGAATAAGCAAAAAATCCGAGTTACGTTTGCCATAGGTGGTGTAGCCTTCAAACCCACTATGCCACCTGCCCCCTTAGTAGGTGTAGTTTATTGGTAAAATGCGTGAATCTTAAATAAATCCTATCATCGCTCATTCACGTGAAACAGGTTCAATCCCTGTCACCTGCTCTAGTGCTTTATAGCACTAAACTATATCTTGACGTTTTTAAAAAAATAAAGAAAGTGAGGAAAGAAAACATGGCAAGAGTACCAATGGTGACAAGAACAATCACCGCAACAAAAGTCAACGTAATGTGCTTAGACATTGAGTCTGGCGAACCTTGTAACAAGGACACACTAGTTCTACGTACCTATAAGGATGACGAAGCACTTCTCAAGAAAGTGAAAGAAGTCCTTGAAACGGAAACATTGAAACCAGTACACATTGTTGACAAAAAAGAGATTGAAACACTTTACGGCATGACAGAGCAGGAGTTCATTGAACATGCGAAAATTCTTCCGCCTAGACCAGAGCACATTGTAGACAAGTGTGCAGACGCAACAGAATAACAGAAAAAAGAAAAGAGGCAAAAGATAATGGTAGAAATCAAAGAATGTAGTAGAGAATTTTCAGAAGTTGAGCAGTATCTCATGACGATTGCACCGTCTATTATTACAATGAAAGACGTAGACGACAACGAAAAGATTAGTGTAGATGGTTTTCTCTTTTTTGAAGATGTGAAAGAAAATACAGGTGAAAGCGTAGAACTTCTTTCTATCATTACACCAGAAAAGACTGTATATACATGCCAGTCATCACCGTTTAAACGTTCGTTTAATGACATTGCAAGTATAATGAATGGTAAACCATTTACAATCGTAAAAACATCTGGAAAGACGAAAGCAGGGCGTGACTTTATCAACTGTGAGTTAGATGTAGAAAGTCTTAAGTAACCTATAAATATTAACAGCGTGTACTTTAATCGGTACACGCTTTTTTAGACAAGAGGGTGATTTTTTTCATGGCAAAAAGAAAAAAGAAAGTATCAGCTTATACACGTAACAGAAACCGTATCAACAGTTACATAAGAAGATTAAACAAAAAAGGACTTATAACCGAACTGTATTTTCCGACAGAAAGAGAACTAAAATTACAAGGAATAAAGGGTAAAGAGTTAACCCGTTACACCAATGAGTTGAAAAAAGTAACACCCGATTTCTTAAAAGGTGAAGCCATTCCAATCCCAAAAACGCCTCAGAACTTTAACGAAATTGGTGATTTAAAAGTCGGTGACGACGGAATGTTTAATAGAACAGTAATAGCAGACATAAAAAATAACATAACACATTATCCTAAAGAGATAGCTGATAAAGTTACTTCTTTGATTGACCAGTTAATCACACAGCAGGGTATAGACGATGTAGTAGAAGCTATCATGGCAACACCAGATTTACATTATTATTTGAACAAAAGCAAGTATGACAGTAATTCAGGGTTGGAAGATTATGCTACAGGAATTATAAATGCACTGCCTAACGCAAGTAACCAGTATAAAATGGACTTAGCTGACGCTTTCGAGTTCAACGAGTTAGGATATACCATTGAAGATTAAAAAGTACAGATATTTTATGTGCGACTTTGAAACAACTGTTTACAAGGGACAAGAGTTCACAGAGGTATGGGCGTCTGCTTCGGTAGAACTATTCACAGAGGATGTTCAAATATTTCACTCAATAGACGAGCAGTTTAATTACTTTGTAAAGCAAGATTGTAATATCGTAGCCTATTACCACAACTTAAAGTTTGATGGTTCATTCTGGTTGTCATATTTGATGATAGATAAAGGGTTCAAACAGGCTTACAGAAAAACAGGTGAAGCTATAAACGAGGTAGAGTGGTTGTCAGAAAAATTTATGGAAAATAACTCCTTTAAATATAGTATATCAGATAAAGGAATGTGGTACACCATTATTATAAAGGTAAATAATCACTTTATTGAAATAAGGGATTCACTAAAGCTTTTACCATTCAGTGTTAAAAGAATTGGTGATAATTTTGGAACAAGGCATAAGAAGCTTGACATGGAATACACAGGTTTTCGATATGCAGGTTGTGAGATAACAGACACTGAAAAAGAATACATTGCTAATGATGTCCTTGTTGTTAAAGAAGCACTTGAAATTATGTTTAATGAGGGGCATGATAAACTAACAATAGGTTCTTGTTGTTTGGAAGAATACAAAGAAATTTGCAAGAAATCACTTAAGAACCAGTTAGAGTACCATGAAATGTTTCCAGACGTATATAATGTGAGTATTAACCCCACAGAATATACATTTGAAAACGCTGGAGATTATATAAGAAAATCATACAGAGGTGGTTGGTGTTATTTAGTAAAAGGAAAAGAGAACCAAATAAAAACAAACGGAACTACAGCTGACGTAAATTCATTGTATCCTTCAATGATGTCGTCCGAATCTGGCAACAGGTATCCAGTTGGTAAGCCTTGCTTCTGGAAAGGAAACTATATTCCAGACGAAGCTATAGCCGATAATAAGTATTATTTTGTTAGAGTTAAAACAAGATTTTATATCAAGAAAGATAAATTACCGTTTATCCAGATAAAAAGTTCTTACTTATATAAAGGCACAGAAGCATTGGAATCGTCAGATATTTATGACAGTAAAACAGATTCTTACTTCTCATTCTATAAAGATAAGGACGGTATAATAAGAGATACAAGGGTTGAATTAGTCTTGACAATGACAGATTACCAGTTATTGAAAGACCACTATGATTTAGTTGATTTTGAAATCCTTGATGGTTGTTGGTTTTACGCCTTAACAGGTATATTTGATGAATACATTGAAAAGTACAAACACCAGAAGCTTGTTAGTAAAGGTGCATTGCGTGAGTTAGCTAAGCTTTTTCTTAATAATCTATACGGAAAAATGGCATCTAGTAAAGATTCGTCGTTTAAACTGGCATATGTGAAAGATGATAAAACAATTGGATTTTTACCTGTTACAGAATCAAACAAGAAAGCAGGATATATTCCTGTCGGTTCAGCTATCACAAGTTATGCAAGAAACTTTACTATCAGAGCAGCACAGGCGAATTATCATGGTGTAGATAACCACGGTTTTATTTATGCAGATACAGACAGCATACACTGTGATTTACCACCAGAAGAAATAGTTGGTATCAAGGTGCATGATAAAAACTTTTGCTGTTGGAAATTGGAGTCATGTTGGGATAAAGCAATATTCACAAGACAGAAAACCTACATTGAGCATGTAGTTGCAGAGAATCTTGAAACAATTGAAAATCCATACAACAATATAAAGTGTGCAGGTATGCCAAAACGTTGCAAAGATTTATTTGAATTATCGCTGGCAGGTAATGCAGATAAAAGTAAAGAATGGAGTGATGAAGAAAAAGAATTTCTATTTGATAAAGATAACAATCCTATTAAACGTGATTATAGTTCATTTAAAATAGGTTTGAAAGTACCCGGAAAATTACGACCAAAGAGGATACGTGGTGGCGTATTGTTAGTAGATACATCATATGAAATGAGATAAAAAACAGAGGGAGAACTAAGTTCTTACCCTCTGTTTTATTTATATCTATAACCCATGTGTTAATCATTGCGTTCAGCGAAAACGACAAGTAACACAGGCTCTATAATTTCAAGAGTGCTATCCTATGTTCTCAATGTTAATCGCATGAGTAGATATACTTAGTAACTAAGTGCGCTTAATGTGGCTTCTTTACATCTTAAATCTTTAAATCTAAAGCAACCACGTTCAAATAAATACCTAAGATTATTCAAAAAGAAGTCGTTACGTTTTAACATAACATAATTTATCTCATGATCATCAGTGGTCACACTGATTTTTAAACCAAAGGTACGGTCTGGTCTATCATCACAATATAAGTAGCCATTCTCAGTAAATTCTCTTATACCGTACTCACAACCTTTATATTTAAGTGTGCAAAGGTATTTATTTTTTCCAGTAGGTCTTTCAATAAAACTCTGATTATCATTCAAATAAACACATTCACTACTATATCCAACATAACTGTCTTTCTTAAAAGCTCGATTGAATCCACTGGTTTTCTGTGCTTCGCTTGCTGATTTATTGAATCCCTGTTCTAATACAAACCCGTCACCACGTAAAAATTTTGTATCTTTATGTAGTCTAGCACTTATTTCCATTTTTGTATAATATGGATTGATAAGACTGACAGGATTCGCAATCATATACACAGGTACATAACGAACCTGTTCACCCTGACCTCTTGCAATAGACGTATGAATACTGATAAACTTTCTTACTTCATCAGGACAGTAGTGATTAGATTCACTTTGAAATTCATCAAATTCTAACCTAGAAATATCAGCAAATAAATGACTGTATTTTTTCAACTGGTCGGCACTGTTTAAACTGATAGCATACCCACAGCTTTTTTCGTCTAAGAATAACTCATGGAAGATTCCACTCGCCCGTCTTTTTGAAGTCATGGTATGCCCTGTGAAGAACAGACTACCTATATCTTTATAGAATTTATCTACCACATTATCAAGTTCATAATTATAACGGTAAATAAGTCCAAACTTTTCGCCTTTATCAAGAAATCTGTTTATGCACAGTCTGCTGAAATAGGTTGTTTTTCCTGCGCTTCGGTTGGAAGTAACCATATAGATTTCTGGTTTGTTACCGTTGATATCTAACATTGATAATAATTTAGTACCGTCATAATATTTTGGCATATCAAAAAACTCCTTTTCATACTTAATTATAACACACCCATTGATTTTTTGCAAGTATTGTGATATAATAAAATTGAATTAAATAAGAAAGGAGAACCAATGGAAAACTTATATCCAATCTTTGTAGCGTTAGGGTTTAACGCCCTAGACGTGCTAACCGGTATTGTGTCTGCCATAAAAATTAAAGACATTAAATCCGCAAAACTACGTGATGGACTTTTCAAAAAAGTGGGTTTTATTTTCTGTTATTTTACGGCATGGTTAGTTGATGGATACGGCGGTGTTATAGGGTTCAAACTAGGGATTTCAATATTACCAGTTATTGTACTATACACTTGTACAACCGAGCTAGTTTCAATACTAGAAAACATATCCAAAATTAACTCAGACCTTTTACCGAGCAAACTTATGGAACTTTTTCACATTTCAAACACCAGAAAGGAGTAACAAATGGCTGACATTAACAAAGCTGTTTCTTTCATGATTAGCACAGCAAAGGACAATATTCATGGTTATGACCAACAGCACAGAAACGGTCCAGATTATGACTGTAGTTCACTGGTAGGGACAGCATTATACTATGCAGGTTTCGCTGTTTCGCCTTATTCATGGACTGGCAACTTAGAATCACAGTTAAGAAAAGCAGGGTTTGTTGATTGCAAAGCACCATGGAAAGCAGGTGACATTCATTTAAACAGAGGAAACCACGTATGCATGAGTATCAATGAAAGTCAGATAGTTGAAGCGTCAATTAACGAAAAAGGAACAGCCACAGGTGGTAAAACTGGTGACCAGACAGGTAAAGAAATTCAGATTACTAACTATTATAATTATTATCTAGGTTGGGATTTACACTTGAGATTTACTGGTACAATCAATAACACCAATAAAGTTTATACGGTTGAAGAAATAGCTAGACAGGTTATTGCAGGTAAATGGGGTGTCGGTAACGAGAGAAAAAGACTCTTAGAAAAAGCAGGTTATAATTATGATGAAGTACAAAGCTATGTAAATGGACTCTTTACAAAAGGTGGTTACAAGTCGAACGGTGAAGTTGCAAGAGAAATTATCAAAGGTGTGTGGGGCGTAGGAAAAGAAAGAAAAAACAGACTTGAAAAAGCAGGTTATGATTATAACGAGATTCAAAAACTCGTTAATCAGATGTTAGGTTAATACAATGCCAGACATAAACAAAGCTTATTCATGGGCAATCGAAACGTGTAATGCCCCTAACGTGGGATATAGTCAGACATATAGAAACGCCCAGACCGTAGGTGGCATTACATATTACGATTGCAGTTCTTTTATCAACTACGCACTCTTAGCAGGTGGATTTACAACACCTAATTACGCACCAAAATATAACGCTTTTACAACTTATACCGAAGCAGACGTTTTACTTTCACTAGGTTTCAAGGAAGTTGATTCTAGCGGTGAATACTTAGCGGGTGACATTGGTCTTTCAGTTTCCCATACAGAAATGTGCTATAAAGGCGGTAAGGGAAAAGGTGTGTTCATGGGGGCGCACACGGACAATGCACCATTACAGCATCAAGTTAGCATAGGTTCAACAACAGGAAATCAAAATTATGAAACATCATTCCCACGGTTGTTTAGATACGGCGAAGGTGGTGCATCTGGTTACGGATGTAGTGCATACGTTGTATCAGCAATATGTGGTAATATGTGGCAGGAAAGTGGTGTAAACCCAGGAATGTGGGAAGGACAGAATGTTAGTTCATTTACGAGTTTAAATGTTGGTTTTGGGCTAGGACAATGGACAAACACTGGTGGAGATACGCATGGTAGACTTTATAAGTTACATGAATGGCTTCAAGAAAATGGGTATCAAGACGATGATGGTAACGGACAACTTCAATATTTAATTCACGAAAATGTATGGTATTCCAGAGATGAAGCTAGTCAATATGCCACGTTAACAGATTTTCTCACTTCCAGTAGTACAGATTTAGCTGAATTAACACATGCTTTCAATGTAGGGTGGGAAGGTATTCATGACCACACATGGGATTTCCGTGTGACCTACGCAGAAAAATGTTATGAGTTTATTACTAAACATGCTAATGACACTTCAATCAACAAATGGTTTTCAAAAAATGAATTTTTGTCAGTTGACGAAAGACTCAACAATGCCATTCTTATTTACAGATTCTTGTCGGCAGGCGGTGGGGGTGGTGGAACGCACACTACAAAAAAGAAATCAATGCCAGTTTGGATGATGCTAAAATATCATTATTAAGTTGAAAGGAGGTGATTAAATGGCAGTAAAAACTAGAGAGGAAATTCTGGAAAGTTTCAAAACAAGATTAGGAGAAAATCTTGACGATGAATCCATATCGTTTTTAGAGGACATTACCGATACACTTGATGACTTTGAAAAAAGAGCGAACGGTGACGGTACAGACTGGAAAAGTAAGTATGAAGAAAACGATGCAAGTTGGAGAAAGAAATACACAGAAAGATTTTTCTCAGGTGAACCAAACCCAGAACCAAAACCAGAACAAAAACCAGAACCAGATAATACCCCGAGGACATTTTCAGATTTATTTAAGGAGATTTAAAAGATGGCTAGAAGAATTGCTAATAGTACGCTAAATGCGTCTACAATCGACATTATGAATGTTATCAGACAGAACGCTTCATATGATTATCAGCAGAACGTACCTACTGTTGCAAAGGCAAGTGACATCCCTAAAGTCGGAGAAGTTATCTGCGGAACACCTGCTTTTGCAAACCAGTTTATCAATGCACTTGTTAACAGGATTGCTATTGTGCGTGTACAGTCTGCAAACTTTAACAACCCGTATTCAATTCTTAAAAAAGGATATCTTGAGTATGGTGAAACTGTAGAAGATATTTTTGTATCAATCGCGAAAGCGGTAGACTTTAGTGCAGAAAAAGCACCGAAGAGAGAGTTCCAGAGAAGTATTCCAGATGTCCGTTCAGCTTTCCACGTAATGAACTGGCGTGTAATGTACCCAGTAACTATTCAGGATGAAGATTTAAGTCAGGCATTTCTTAGCATTGACGGTGTACAGAACCTTATTGCTAAGATTGTTGATGCTGTTTACACTGGTGCAGAGTATGACGAGTTCCTACTCTTTAAGTACCTGTTGATTAAAGCAATCAGTCATGGTAGAATGTATCCGAAGTCAATCGGTACTGGTGAAGCACTTACAGAAAGTGCTGTTCAGTTTAGAGGTACTTCTAACTTATTACCATTTATGTCAAGCGAGTTCAATGAAGCAGGTGTTAAAACGAACACACCTAAAGAAAGACAGGTTATTTTCATGGACGCTATGTTCAATGCACAGTATGATGTAAATGTACTTGCAAGTGCTTTCAATATGGACAAAGCGGATTTTATGGGTAGGCTGTTCCTCATTGACAACTGGACAGAGTTCGACAATGAACGTTTTGACATTATCAGAGCTAATTCTGATGGTATCGAAGAAGTTACCACGGAAGAACTTGCACTGTTGAAAAATGTAAAAGCTGTTATTCTGGACGAAAACTGGTTTCAGGTTTATGACAACAATAACAAATTTACAGAGAAGTATGTGGCATCTGGTTTGTACTGGAATTATTTCTATCATACATGGAAAACAGTTTCCAATTCTCCGTTTGCAAACGCTTGTGTATTTGTAACAGATGATGCTACAATCACATTACCTGCAACAATCACAGCACATGTTGATGCCAAGGACGAAAGTGATATTGCTACAGTATTTACAATCAGTCCAGACTTAGACGGTCAGAGTCTTGAGCCACATAATGTTAACTTTATTCAGACCAAAGAGTTGACCACAGCAGGTATCGCAGTTCAGCCTTATGGTGGCATTATGATTCCTAAAAATCAGCTTGCTACAGAGATTACGCTTGTGGCAGAGATTAACGGTACTAAGTACACAGCCAATAAAACTATTACTGGTGATACAACTGTTAACACAGATATTACATTAAGTAAATAGTAATGATAAGGATGTGTGGTGGTATTAAGTTACTGCCACACATCAGTTAGAAAGGAATTTATTATGTATATATATCCTCAGACTAATATAAAGTTACTAAAAGATGTGCCACTAGATACAACATATGACCACACATTATGGTTTGACAACGCAAGCGCGCAGTTCGAATATTTCAGTGCGTTGACAAAGTACAATATGAATAACTACAGTTATCAAAGGGTACAAAAAGGAGTAACAAGAGTCGGCATTAAAGCTGACAGTCTTTATGATTGCAACTACATGATGTTTCAAAATTCAGCTTATGGCGATAAGTGGTTTTATGCTTTTATCACAAGTGTTGAATATGTTAATGATGTTACATCTAACATCAGTTTTGAAATTGATGTAATGCAGACTTGGCTATTTGACTGTTCACCAGATTATTGTTTTGTTGAAAGAGAACACTCAGAAAGTGACCAGATAGGTGCTAACATTATACCAGAGAATCTTGACACTGGTGAATATGTATTTAATGACTATCAAGATTTAACGCCTGTCCTACAAGCTATGTGCGTTATAGTTATGATATGCGATAATGCAGAAGATCCTAGTGGAAACATGATAGAGGGTATTTATAGTGGGTGTACACTTATGGCTTTTAACACAACTGACAAAGGTCTTGATGCTTTAAACAAAACACTATCGAATTTTAATCAAAAACCAGAAGCTATCGTTGGTATGTATATGTGTCCAGTTATTGCAACAGAGCAGACTATACCAGACAAAGGTGAAATTTTAGGTCGTTCATTTAAGGTTCATAGTTTTAATGTTGGAATTAAAGCTGTTACCACAAATGACAAACTAAATGGATATAAGCCTAGGAATAATAAGTTATACACTTATCCATATAACTTTCTAAGTGTAGGAACTGGAAAAAATAATGCTGAATTTAGATACGAATTTTTTGATAATCTTGCAAACGCTTTCGAGTGCTATGTACCAGTACAAATGCCTATTCAGATTGCTCTAAGACCTAAAGGGTATAAAGGCGCAAAAGTTAGTGATACACTTAATAACGAAACGTTAATTCTTGACGACTACACTATGTGCAGTTGGTCTACAGATTCTTTCAAAGCATGGCTTGCACAAAATGCCCTACCAATTGCAACAGTAGGTACGGCAGGTGCATCAGCACTAGGTTTGTCTGCTTTAGGTGTAAGCTTTCCACCTTTAGGCGTGTTAGCAGGCGTTGGAACTGTTATGAATATGCTATCACAAGGTTATAAAGCGTCTATTAAGGCTGATGTCGCAAGAGGTAATATTAACAGCGGTAATATAGACATTGCAAGTAAGAAAAAATCTTTTTATGGTGGAAGAATGAGTGTAAGTTTCCAATATGCAAGAATGATTGACGATTTCTTTACTAAATTTGGTTACGCAACTAAGAGAGTAAAAATTCCTAACCGTAACAGTAGACCGCATTGGAACTATGTGAAAACTGTTAGTGCTACAATGACAGGAAGTGTGCCGTCTGATGATATGAAAAAAATTTGTAGTATCTATGATAACGGCGTGACATTCTGGAAACATGGATATGAAGTCGGTAGATACGACCTAGACAATAGTCCAGTGTAATAAGGTGGTGATAAAGTGGGACGAAGAAAGCATGACATTTTTGACGAAAGTATGGTGTTGAATAACCTTACTTATCGGCAGTATTTAAACAGGTTAACAGAACTTGCTATATCAATGTTTGAATGGAAGAATTTACCATATACAGTTGACGCAAGATATCTTGAATTACATTTATTTGAAACTGGTTGTATGGTTTATTTCAAAGATGAAGTAATAGGGGACTTGTGCTTAGACTGTATAGTTAATGGAAGACTTGATGTATATGGAAATCCTTTACTTAGACGTGCGTACAGTGGATACAACAATTATCAGAAGTTACTAAAATATAATAACAGCGTTATTATCTGGAATAATTATCTTCATAGTAACAGTATTCTTGACGTTGAAATGTTTGCAAGAAGATTATACAATATTGATAGAATTATTGATATCAATGCAAACGCACAGAAAACACCAGTGCTGTTACAAGGTAGTGAAAAACAAAGGCTTACTCTTTTAAATTTATATAAAGAGTATGACGGAAACGCACCTTTTATTTTTGGTGACAAGAATCTGGATATTAACTCATTGAAAGCATTTAGCACTAATGCCCCGTATGTATGTGATAAATTGTATCAGTTAAAAACACAGATATGGAATGAAGCGTTAACTTATCTCGGTATCAGCAATATCAATATTCAGAAGAAAGAAAGATTGATAACTGATGAAGTTACGCGAAATCAAGGTGGCACTATTGCTAGCAGATATAGCAGGTTAGAATCACGTAGGCAAGCTGTTGAAAAAATAAATGATATGTTCGGTACAAATATTGAAGTCAATTATCGTGAAGATTTTCAAGAGGTTGGTAACGATGATGTAACAGATAACGCAGGTAAAGCAACGACAGGCGGTGAAGAAAAATGAGTAAATACACGACAGAGGTTAGGTATATTTGTGAAACTGATAGCGGGTTAGATGAAAGTGTTGGATTTAACTCAGTAGATGACGTTATATCAAAATCATGGGACAAGATTTTTACCAGTAAAGTACCATTCTTTGATGAAGATTATAGAAAAGTACTCTGTTGTAAAATCTTAAAGCACTATTATTTAAGAGAGATTTGCTGTGAAACTGTAGGAATCTGGAAACTTTGGGTTAACACCAAGTTGGAAGAAATCATGCCTTACTATAACCAGTTATACGAAAGTGCTAAATTAAAGTTTGACCCATTCCATGATGTTGACTTAACCAGAAAACGTAACAGATATGAAAACGAAAAAAGCACAGGCAATAGAAGCGGAAATATTATCATAGATGTAAACAAAACACAGACAACAAGTAGCGATAAAAATAGAAATGAAAACGGAGAAGAAAAGAACTTGTTCAGTGATACACCTCAAGGTAGGTTAGATGGCGTTGATAACCAGACTTATCTAACAGACGCTAGAAAGATTAACACCACAAAAAGCGAAAATGAAAGTGTAAGCAGTAACGCTACCGAGAAAACTGGTGGTAGTTCTAAAGATAGCGAACAAAGTAGTGGTAATGTTGACACTACAGAAGATTATATCGAAACTATTGTTGGTAAACAAAACTCAGAAAACTACAGTTCACTAATCATGAAATACCGTGAAACATTCTTGAATATTGACATGCAGGTTATTAAAGAATTTGATGAGCTATTTTTTGGATTGTGGTAAAAGGAGGAATTTAACATGAATGAAACTATAAAAACATTGCGATTTTATTGCCAAAAGGTACTACCATTAGTCTATGACGATAGTTTAAGTTACTACGAACTATTATGTAAAGTTTGTGACAAACTTAACGAAGTTATTACAGCACAAAACGGTATACCAGAATATATTGAAAAAAAGATTAAGGAATACATTGAAAGTGGTGATATTAACGCTATTATCGCACAAATTTTAGCTAATTATAACCTTAACGTTAAATTTCCGCCTAGTGGGTTAAAACCTGCAAGCGGTGATGGAACAGCAGATGATACACAAGCTATTCAGGCTTGCATTGATTATGCATCACAGCATGAGGGTATGACTCTATTCTTCCCAAACGGTTCGTACTTAGTTAGCGAATTAACTTTACATGATACTTTATCAATGTATGGACAGGATAGGTATAATACTAGGGTAGTAATTAGAGGTGGAGTTAAAAAAGCTATCATTAGCGGTACATTAAGAAATCTCTCATTAACAGGGTTAGGATTTGACGGTAATGGTGATATACAAGTTAACAACGTTGATATTATCGATGTTAGTTGTGATAGCTGTTCTATTAGTAACTGTTTCTTTACTGATGGGTATACATTACTAAAATTAAATTCTAAAGTACAGTCTGACATTTCTAATTGTTATTTTGAAAGTGCAGTTGTAGAATCAGCTAACTTAACTGGTACTGGTGTTAGACTTACTAACTCTATGTTTAAGTCTATATCAGATGTTAAAGGAAAAACATTCTTAAATGTAGGATGTGATAATTCTATCATTGACAACTGTATTCTCGATAAAGAAGTTAAAGACCCTTTAATTATTAGTGGTGAAAATAATGTTGTAAATGTAATGTATAATTACCCTTACAATAGTAAACAGGTTTATGGTGATAATAATGTAAAAATTTATCGCAAATACGAAGAAAGTAAAGCGGATAAGAAAATTTTTCATGGCACTGATTTTGTTATAGATGCTAACTTAGTTTATTCGACACCTGCAACCGGTGATAGTTTCTATGACACCGTTACAATGAAAACAGTTAATACAGATAACTTGTATAAAGTTATGGTGGAAAATGAAACAACAGATACAATTCCAACTAGAATTTCAGAAGCTGAAAATAGCATCAAAACTAATAGTGCTAATATTGCTACAAATTCAGATGAAATTACGAAAACAAATAAAGCTCTTAACGATTTTAAAAATGAAACAAACACCAATTTTACAAAAGTTAACAATGATAT